TTTAAATATTCAACAGAGGGGTTTTTAGCCTTATGTTCCGCTAATTTGCCAGTTGCTGATGCTATTAGCCCAGCAGAAACTGATGATGATTATGTTGGTGGTAAACAATTTGGTATCGTACAATATACAGGTAACTCCACAACAGGACAATCAATAACAGGTTTAGGCTTTAGACCGGATGTCATTTGGTGTAAAATGTCAAGTAGTTCACAAAATAATCAATTATATCATTCAGGAGTATTAAATAGTAGAAGTCCAACACCTACTCCATTTATGTTTCAAATGGACACAACCTCTCGTTTTGATGACCAAAGTACAGGAAACACTAATGAAATTATGTCTTCTTTTGATTCAGATGGTTTTACTTTAGGTACGAGTGGAAGTGGACCTAATGATAATGCAAGAACATATGTTGCGTGGTGTTGGAGGGCTAACGCAACAACTACAGTAACAAACAATGATGGTGATAGGACTTCAACCATACAAGTAAATTCAGCTGCTGGTTTTAGCACAGGAACTTATACAGGCAACTTATCAAGTGCAGGAACAGCTACAGTTGGACATGGTTTGAGTAAAGCACCAGAATTAATTATTAGTATGCGTTCAGATGGTAACAGTCAAAGAATATATAGACACACTGGTTTGGATGACCAAAATTATATTTTACAAGTTGAGTCTACAGGTTCACAATCAACTAGATCGCATAATGGTAGTATGTCTGCACCAAATGCAACTACTTTTGATACTAATTATACTGATGGTTTAAACACTAATGGGCATACTTTTGTATTTATGGCTTGGACATCAATTCCTGGTTTCTCAGCTTTTGGTCGTTATCATGGAAACTCCAATGCAAATGGCGTGTACATATTTACCGGGTTTCGCCCAAAATTAGTACAGCTACGCAGAATAGATGGTAGTGGTTCTTATTTAGTATCTGACGCACTAAGAAGACCATTTAATGATGGTACATATAGAGAACTATATTGGAATAGTACAAGTGCAGAAGCTACTGGAGCAGATAGTCACGATGGTGTGGATTATTTTGCAAATGGTTTTCGCTTAAAAGGAACTAATGCTGGTTGTAATGGTAGTGGTAGTGAGTATATCTACTCTGCTTGGGCAGAAAGTCCGTTTAAATTTCCCAATGCTTTTTAAGGAGGTGATAATATGTGGGGTATAGTAAACGATAAAAATGAGATAACAGAAATAATTAAAGTTCCTAGGAGTATTACAATAGATAATGTGAAACATTCTAGAGATATTTTTGGTGCTTGGTCTTGGTCAGAATTAAATGCTATAGGTATTTATACAGTAGAACCAGGAACTAAAGGTAATGATAGATTTGAGTATACCTCCGGTCCAACTTACGCTTTTGATAGTTCAAATAAAAAAATTACCACTACTTATAAAATATCAGATATGCCTTTAGATGATGTTCCTGCTACAAATGAAGATGGTAGCAAAGTATTAGATAGTGAGGGTAATCAAGTAATAAATTATGGTTTAAAAACACTAGCTAAAAGAAGAGCTAAAACCAAAGCACATGCTTTAATTAAAGAGTTTGGTTGGTTGGTGCAAAGAGTTACTATGGATAGTAGTGCAACCATACCTACTGCAGTTTTAACTTATTGTGCTGCAATAAGAAAAGACTGTAATGATATTTGCACAGCAATAGATGATGCAAAAGATATGACAGCATTTAAAGCATTGTATACTGATGAGTTTAATAGTGATGGTTCACTAAAAACTTTAAACAGAATAGATAGGTGGACATCAGATTCTACTGTAACTGACTATTTAAGATAATGTTATGCTTAGTGAAATCCAGATTGTTGGAGGTATAAACAAACAGGTAACACCGACAGGTGCACAAGGTAAATGGATTGATTGTGATAATGTTCGTTTTCGATATGGGTATCCAGAAAAAATAGGTGGTTGGGAACAAACTACATCAAACACATTAGTTGGTGTTGCTAGAGATATGCACTTATGGAGTGATCTTACTGGTAAACGATATATAGCCATAGGCACAAACAAAGGTTTATTTTTATATCATGACGGTGCTTTTTATGATATTTCACCTTTAGACACAAACATAACATCTTGTACTTTAACAACTACAAATAATTCTGCTACTGTTACTGTTAATAAAGCAGCCCATGGATTACAAGTGGGTGATTTATTTTTGTTTTCTAGTGTAACATTACCTGGTGGTGGTACTGGTTTTGTTGGTGCAGATTTCACACAAAACACTTTTGAAGTCATAACAAGAACCTCAGATACTTTTACTGTAACAGCAGGTAAAGTAGAGTCTGGTGCTGGTTTTACTGCTGGTGGAAGTGTAACACTATCCCCATATTTTAAAGTAGGTGATGCAGTGCAAGTTACTGGTTATGGTTTTGGTTCTGGTTTATATGGAGGTACAAATCCTACTATAACAAGCACAACATTAAATGGTGCTTTATTAGATGATGCAAATGGAACTGGTGGTTCTGGAACTACAATAACTTTAACATCCGTATCTGGTTTTAGTAGTAGTGGTGGGACATTAAAAGTAGGAGAAGAATTAATAACATATACTGGTGTAGCAGGTAGCACTGTTACTGGTATATCAAGAGGAGCTTCTGGATCAACTAGATCAGCGCACAGTGATGGTACTGTGGTGCAAGAGGCTTCTAGCTTTACCGGATGGGGTGATGCTTCACCTACTGGTGAGGTAACATTAGAACCAGGAAACTGGTCATTAGATAATTTTGGGCAAATATTAGTTGCGACTGTAAAAAACAATAAGACTTTTCAATGGAACCCGAGCAGTGCCTCGGCTCTGTCAACAAGAGCTACAGTCATAAATAACGCACCAATACAAAGTGTGATGACTGTAGTTTCCGACAGAGACAGACACTTAATACATTTAGGCACTGAAACCACTATAGGAACAAGTTCTCAAGATAAAATGTTTATACGTTTTGCAGACCAAGAAAATTTTGAAGACTACACTCCTACATCTACTAACACAGCAGGCACTTTTAGAATTGATAGCGGTACAAAAATAGTGGGTGCAGTAAATGCAGGTAGTTATATTTTGATATTAACAGACACTTCTGCATATACTATGCAGTTTGTTGGACCTCCTTTTACTTTTGGTATACAACAAGTTGGAGCAAACTGTGGTTTAATATCACAACATGGAATGGTTGCTGTAAATGGTGTAGTATATTGGATGGGTCAAGCTGGTGGCTTTTATTTATTTGATGGCACTGTAAAAAAAATCTCATGTTCTGTTGAAGATTTTGTTTTTACAACACAAGATACTGATGATCTAGGATTAAATTTTGATGCAGCAGATGTGGTGTATGCTGGATATAATTCATTGTTTAGTGAGATTAATTGGTTTTACCCAAAAGCAGGATCTAATCAAATAGATAGAGTGGTCAGTTACAACTATGCTGAAGGTTTATGGACTATAGGTTCACTACCTAGAACAACGTATTATGACAAAACAATTTACGAAAACCCATATGCTACTGAATACAGCACTACAGCAATACC